ATGAAGATTACTCACGTAAGGTCATACCTTTCATTCAACCAGATTATTTTGAACAGAAATCGGAAAAAATCATTTTTGAGGAAATTGTCCAATTCATTGTTAAGTATGGTTCAGCAATTACGATCGAAGCACTTAATATTGAAGTAGAAAACAGAACTGATTTAAACGAAACTGAAATCAAAGAAATTAGAGAAATTAATAGTTCTCTGAATGACAATCTTGTAGATAAGCAATGGTTACTTGATACTACTGAGAAGTGGTGTCGTGATCGTGCTATTTACTTGGCATTGATGGAATCAATTCACATTGCCGATGGTAATAATGAAAAAAAGAATCGGGATGCAATTCCTAGTATTCTTTCGGATGCTCTTGCGGTAAGTTTTGATAACAATATTGGACACGATTACTTACAAAACTATGAAGACCGTTATGAGTTCTATCACCGACAAGAAGACAAGATCGAATTTGATCTCGACTATTTTAATAAAATCACAAAAGGCGGTTTACCTAATAAGACTCTCAATATCGCTCTTGCTGGTACTGGTGTCGGAAAAAGTCTCTTTATGTGCCATGTTGCTGCTTCCGTCTTACTGCAAGGCAGGAACGTTCTCTACATCACTCTTGAAATGGCGGAGGAACGAATTGCTGAAAGAATTGATGCAAACTTATTGAATGTTCCTATTCAACAATTGGTTGATCTCCCCCGCCAAATGTTTGAAAATAAAGTCACAAGTCTATCTAAGAAAACTCAGGGATCTCTTATAATTAAGGAATATCCCACTGCTTCTGCACATAGCGGACACTTTAAAGCACTTCTTAATGAACTTGCACTTAAGAAGTCATTTAGACCTGATATTATTTTCATTGATTACCTTAACATTTGTGCTTCCAGTAGGTATAAGTCAAACCTTTCTGTCAATTCATATTCGTATATTAAAGCGATTGCTGAGGAACTTAGAGGACTTGCCGTCGAATTTAATGTACCGATTGTCTCCGCTACTCAGACCACCCGCAGTGGTTTTGGTAGTTCTGATGTTGAACTTACAGATACTAGCGAGTCCTTTGGTTTGCCTGCTACTGCTGATCTTATGTTTGCCCTTATTAGCACAGAAGAACTGGAGCAGTTGGGGCAGATTATGGTGAAACAATTGAAGAATCGTTATAATGATCCCACAATCTATAAGCGGTTTATTGTGGGTATTGACCGTGCTAAAATGAGACTGTATGATTGTGAGCAGACTGCCCAGAAGGACATACTTGACAGTGGGCAGGATGATGAGTATAATGATTACGAAGACAAGAAACCCAAAAAATCGTTTGAAGGATTTAAATTTTAATGGAAACTGCTAAACACGTTAATTTTAATAAGTACGCTGAGTTTGTGGATGCTGTAACTTCTGATGCATCTAAGGACTTTCTTGCTCTCTCCGACCGTCTGGTTGAACTTGACGAAAAGGGCGCAAACATTGAGCGTCTTCTGACTGCTGCCGTTGGTATCAATGCCGAAGGTGGTGAGTTTATGGAAATCGTTAAGAAGATGGTTTTTCAGGGTAAACCATACAATGAAGATAATCGTGAGCATATGATTATCGAACTGGGTGATATTATGTGGTACGTTGCCCAAGCTTGTATGGCACTTGGTGTTACACTCGATGATGTAGTTGCCCGTAATGTTCAAAAACTTCTGAAGCGTTATCCAGAAGGTGCTTTTGATGTTTACTTCTCTGAAAACCGTGCTTCTGATGACCGATGACTAAAGAAAAACAAGTGACAATCAAAATGGATGTCAGATCTGCTGCGGCAGTTCGTCAAATTCTTTTTGATTCCCAACAAGGATATACATATAATAAATCAAGTGTTCCTCCTCGAATTTCTGATATTCGTGCAGTAATTCTTGACATTGACGAAAAAATTAGTTCAGTTGTGGATTGAACATAATATATGAAAGGAATTGTAAAGTTTTGGAAAAACAGACCACGCACCAGACAGGGGTGGATTGATCTGTATGTCTCTTATCTGAAAAGAATACCTGAGAGGCATTACTTTCCAATCTTTGTAATCCTTTCTCTATACTTTGTCGTTCCTTACAGTGAGTTCGTAGTTACAGCATTAGCACCTTTATATTTTATCTTTGAGAAACAAGTTAGGTGGGTTGCTAGTAAGATACCAGTTCCCGATTATTTGCGGATAGGTGGTTCTGTTATCTTCTTTCTTGTAATGATAGATGATTATCTATTTTACTTTGCGATCATGGCATTTGCTGCATGGAGCGCAAAACAAGTAAAGAAAAGTAAGGGGAATTAACTCAGTTGGTAGAGTAGCGCCTTTGCAAGGCGAATGTCAGCGGTTCGAGTCCGCTATTCTCCATTGCCCAAGTGGTGAAATTGGTATACACGCATGACTTAGGATCATGTGCTTCGGCGTGGAGGTTCGAGTCCTCTCTTGGGCACTAAATAATTCAAAAAATGGCAAGTTCTGGTATTATAAACTTCCAGAGAAATTGGCGAGGAAGTGACCATAGAACGACAGTAAAGAAAAATGTAAGCATCTACACTAAGACTGGGGATGGTACGTATCAGGCAGCGGGAGCAGTAAATGCTGGAACATCAGTAACTTATATTGATTCATTGACCGAAGATCATTTGAGGGCAGCATTCAGAACTGATGATGGGGAAGTTTTCTATGCAAATGTTGACTACTTTGTAAAACCTGGAACAGAAAGACAATCTGTATTATTAAGACCTTCTAGTTTTGGATTAAGTAACAGAACTTTTTTTTCTGTTACTGATTATTATAATGAACTTGTAAATGCAACCAACCGTAGAAATGATATACCAGGAGAATTATTTGATTATCTTTATGAATTAATTGATTATGTTGACAATGGTTACGGTGATTTTAATGGAATAAAATTTGATGGATTTCCTTGGGGAGAAATTCAAAGTTACTACTCGGAAGTTATTGGACCTATTGCCTGCATAAAGAGAGGAATATTAAATGGTATATTGGATACTTCTGGGTTAGGTGGTGCGAGCATTTACATTCCTGGCGGATCAGAGGGACTGTATGATTATAAATTAGTTTCTGGAAATAAAGAATATTTAATATCCGCAAAATCGGCAAGAGCAGTATCAAACCAAGTTAAACCACAATTTGTTATTCCATATATCAAAAGTTCAAATTTAGTTGCAACAACAGAATATCAGGTATTGCAATCATTGGCAAATGAAAGAAATAGAAAAGCAGTTATTCAAGGTCCATTTTATACCTGGCAAATTATACAGAGTAATGGTGAAGTAACTAGTTCGTGTATATCTGATATTATTAATAATTACACATCCACTTTTAAATCAAATACTAAACTAGTTGATCCTAGCATTTGGCAGAACTTTATAAACTTGCACATACCCAGTAAAAATAGTAAAGCAAATATAAAAAATGTCACATATGGTGAAATTAGATATGAATGTGAACAACTTATAGAAAGGTGGTCAAGATCTGGAACCCAGAATAGGATATTGAAAGAAATTTTTAATGAATTTTTAAATCAATCTAGGGTAATCTATGTTAAACTAGACCTGAATCAAACAACTGGACGACCAACTTTTACTGCATCTGCTGGTGGGGGAACGTCTTTGGTTAGAAACTTATATTTGAGAACCTCAAATTATGCAACAAGAACAGAAGATAGAATTGGTTTCCAGGTGAGTTAAATGGAAAATTATATTAATCCACTCATTCAAAGATTTAAAGGTAAAGACTTCAAAGACTTTGTACTTTATGTTTTTACTTCTATGCAGAAAGAAATTGACTCTAGAAGGAAGAAACATGACAAGGATAAATATATAAAGATTAGACAAAGTGTCTTAAATTACATTATTGCGAATGAAAGAGCAATAGTTACCGAACTTAAAAAGCAGAACCGTAAGTAATGAAAAGTTTTTTCCAATTTTTAACTGAAACCACTGCTTCTCAACAGGCGGCACGTCTTGGTTTACAGGGTGATGGTCATGGTGGATGGTATGATAGAACAACTGGAGAATTTGTTGCAAAGACTGAAAAAGGTAGGTTAAAATTTTACAATAAGCGTCAATCAGTTGGTAAAGATCCAGCGCAAACAGAAACCGAAAAAAATATTTCTGATCCAAACTTTGTCGATCCAGCACTTCAACAACAAGCACCTGCACCTCAACAACAAGTTGCTCAGGAAGCACCACCAGTTAATTTCTTACCAGTAGAAAAAACAAAAGGAACTCTTACAATTGCTTTTGGTAGATTTAATCCACCACATTTGGGTCACCTCCAATTAATGGATACTGCTGCTGCTTCTGCAGAACAGGAAGGTAGTGATTATATGATTATTCCTTCTCGCACTCAGGACAAGAAAAAGAATCCACTTGATGCTGATACAAAAGTTGCATTGATGAGATCAATGTTTCCACAGCATAGTGAAAGAATTGTAAACGATGCAAATACCAGAACTATTTTTGATGTTCTCAAAAAAGCACATAATGATGGATATACAAATGTAAGAATTGTTGGTGGTGCGGATAGAGTTAATGAATTTAATAAACTTGCCAATAACTATAATGGCAATCTTTATGCATTTGATAATATTGAAGTAGTTTCTGCTGGTGATCGTGATCCAGACTCCGAAGGTGTTGAAGGTCTTTCTGCATCAAGAATGAGACTTGCTGCTGCCGAAGGTGACTTTAAAACTTTTCGTTTAGGTATGCCACCAGAAATGAGACCAAAGGATGCAAGAGCAGTCTTCGATACTGTTCGTGCTGCAATGGGTATCCAAGATCAAGTAGCAGAAGTTTGGGAGATTGCTCCTAAGTTTGATCAAAGCACTCTACGTGAGAATTATGTTAAAGAAGCAATCTTTAAGATTGGTCAATTGGTTGAGAATCTAAACACAGGATTGATTGGTCGTATTATTCGTAGAGGAACTAACTATCTGATCTGTGTCACCGAAGATCACATTATGTTTAAGTCTTGGATTAAAGATGTAATGGAAGCAAAACTTACTAGTAGAAGTGGCGTTTCTGCTGATCAAAGACTTGTTGGAACTGATGCTTATAGGGAATATGTTGAGAGTATGGTTCCTGGACATACTTGGGGAAGACAATTCATAAATAAGTATAGAAAAAAGTAAGTAATCAATCTTTCTCCAATGAGTAACAATATTTTTGAGGAACTTCCATCTAGAAAAGGTGGTGCAGCAAAACCTATGGGAGATGCTGCTGCTTCTATTGAAAAGAAGGCAAGGCAACTTGTTTATGATTCTCGGTATGAAGTGAAAAAAATGTTGGCAGGCAAAAAAGCAGATGCCGCAATGCAAGAAAGAATGGTTCTTGAAAGAATTGCAAAATCAACAGCAGTTCCTGCTGTAAAAGCAAGAGCAAGACAAATGGTATCTAAGAAAGCTGCTGTCGCAGAAGATTTCATCCCAACAATGGAAGATGCTGCTGCAACTAGCATTGCGAAGGCAATGTTTAAGGTTTTTGTTGAGGGTGTTGAGAAGGAAGTTGTTCTTGATTATTTGGAAGAACTAAATGCTGTTGGTGATAAGAAGTATAAGATTAGAGTCACTGATCCTAAGACTGGTAACTCATATGTGAGGTACGGTACTCGTGAGAAAATTACTCAACTTAGATCAAAGGGTCTCAAAGTTGAGTTGACCGAGTATGGTGAACCAAGAGAAGGTGAAAGAAAGAGGGGTGAAGAAACTGCTCGTGCAACTGGTGGTGGCGGTAGAAAAGGAAGAAAGAAATTAGATCCTGTTGGGAAGGAAGATAGTGATCCAGATAATGATGGAAATCATAATGATCCAAATGATAAGTACATTATGAAGCGTCGTGCTGCTATTGGTGCAGCAATTGCCACAAGAAAAGAAGAGAAAGATTATCTCCCAGGAAATCAAGAAAGACTGGATGTTAATAAAAATGGTAAACTGGACTCTAATGACTTTGAACTTTTGAGATCAAAAAAGAAGAAACAAGTTGATGAAGAGTTTCTTGCTGATGGAACTGATAGTACCGAAGGTAAGAACAAATCGCAGATTACTGGGAAAGGTGTGGATAATTATGCCTCTGGTGTAATTAAAATTTCACCAGAAGATGGAACTCAACTTGATACAAAACCAAAAAATGTTTATGCTCATACTGAACTAGAAGGTGAAGTTCTTACCGAAAAGGCGAAGAGCAAGGCGCAGCAACGTTTTATGGCAATGGTTTATTCTACTAAGAAAGGTAAGAAACCAATGTCACCAGAGGTAGCGGCATCTGCTAAGGGTATGACTAAAAAAGAAGCAAAGAAGTTTGCTAAAACCAAACATAAGGGTCTTCCCGAAAAAATTGAAGAGTCTGGTTATTTTCCAACAAAGAGTTCTCAGAGGGCTGATGAGGCAAAATATAACCTCAGAGGTCAAAACGTAAAACCAAGAACTTCCCAAAATCAATCCAAAGTTCAAGAAGAAAATTCTTCACCAGAAGGAGAGAAAAAAGATAATCGTGGAGATTATGCAAAGGTTAACTTGGTTAAAAATAAATTAAGAGCAATGGGTGCTAAAAATCCCGTTGTTATGGTTGCTTGTGAGGAAACCGTTGAAGAGGGTGCAGGTCTGAGTATTGCTGCATCAAAAGCACTTGGTAAAGTATTTTCCAACAAGAGAACTTCTGAGGCAGAAGCAACAAAAGCGGCTCAAAAAAATATTACAGATCCAGTAGGTTTTGCAATCAAAGGTGCTGTTAAAGGTGCCGCCAAAACTCTTGGTGGAAATGCCGATAGCAACGAAAAGATGGTTCAAAAGCGTAGACCACAAACCGATCTACAAAAAAGAGTTGCTGCAAAAACTCAACAAGTTGTTAATCAATCATATGAATTGGATGGTAATGTAATTTCGGAAAGAGAATTTGATGAACCAGGAGAACCAAGAGGAACCCAACGCCAGAAGGTTGATCCAGAAATTTGGAAAAGAAGTATGGAGCAATGGAAAAAATTACAACCAGAAATTTTTGATAGAAAATCGGGATCTGGACCAGTAAAAGGAGCTTGATTCCTAAATAAGCCAGGATACTCTTCACACGGAGGACATCATGAACGCAGTAGTTGCAGTGGTAAAACCACTTCTAATTTCAATTGCGACACATCCAGCAGTTAAAAACCTTGTTATTGAACTTTTAACTAAGTACGTGAAGTCCACTGATAATAGTATTGATGACGTAGTTCTTCAACTGGTTAAGGAGAAACTCTTTACACCCGAAGCATGATTACTTGCTTTTTAACTAACTGGGGAGTAACCATTCTTCTTGGTTTATTACTAACTACTTCTGAGTGGTTAGCAAAAACAAAAAGATTTAAAGAAAATGGTTTACTTGATCTTACGACTAATTTTTTAAAAATCGTATTACGTAAGGAGACCAAAAAGTAAAGGTCTCCTTTTTTTATAAATATCAATATAAAAGAATTATAGGTAAGGAAACATGTCTCTTTGGGGCAATAAAGATTTAGTTGGAATTGCTGGAACGGTTTGGATTAACCTCAGCACCGAAACTGTAACAGGAACTGGAACGACATTTAATACTACTGGATATGTGGCGTCCGAAGGTGATATTCTTGTTGTTGGTGCTGGTGCTACATATGGACACGCTGTTATTTCTTCCGTTACAAGTGACACCGTACTTTCTATCGCTAGCACACAGTTCCTAATTCCACACCCTGTAACAGGAATTATCACTGGTGCATCATATTATATTACACAAAGACCAATTTCATCTATTGAGGGTGGTCAATATGTGGCACCTGATGCAAAATCAAATAGATATTCTACCGTTTTTGGTGTAGACACAACCGAGCAAGCAGTTGCGAATGCTGCGACAGGCAATGCTCGTAAGTATGCTCCACAGCACGCTGGATGGGTTGGTGTAACAACTTACACTGATATGCACGGAAATCTAAGAGTTAAGACAGAGACTCTTGTTGCTGGAAGTATGATTACCGGTGATGCCGCTGACGATGCTAGATATCCAGACGCTTGATAATATGGTATGAGATTTGACGAGTTGAATGAGAGCAACTATTTGCTCTTCGCTATAAAATTCTATAATAATCCTCAGGCAGTCACCAGAGATGATTTTGAGTCTGATTTAAAAAGAATTAGATATATAAAAAGATTGTTAAAAAGATACAAGAATACTGGTGAATTGAAAGTTCATTTGATATTGAATCATTTGATTGTCTTATTCAATGTATTTGATGATGCTACTATTCCATTACTTTTTTATCATTTAGAAGAGGATCTCTGGTCTTCTATAAAAAGTTTTTTGGTTTTTCTAAAT